AATTTACTAGCTAAAGTAGTCCCACTTTTATTATATCCTGCAACTCCTTTTGTCCCATAAATAGCTTCTCCTGCGGCATCAAGTGCTTGTGGAATTTTTGTTTTTTCTATAGTTTTTCCGATATTAAATTTACCTGCAATATCATCATACGCTTGTTTCATAGCAGCTTCTTTAGAAAGAGTTCTATCTGCTTTCATTAAATCATCTGCAGCTTCTAATACTTCATCTTTTATAGCAGCAAATCCTCCTCTAACTCCTTGTTCTAATGATCCAATTTCTAAATGCGGTACAATATTTCCTCCTCTAATACCTGTTCGTCCTCCTATTCCTATACCTGTACCGCTTATAGGGTTGTGAAGCTTTCTTCCCCTAAAAAGATCAGGAGTTTTAAGTAAAGGTTTCCCCATTACATTAAAAGGATTATGAATAGTAATTTGACCTGAAAGTTTAGAAGGGGCGTTCCAGTAATGTAAAGCAGGACCTAAACCCCGCATAAAAGTTTTAGAAAAATTTTTCTTTCCTTGGTTTTCTGGTCTATCTAAATAATCTTGAAGTTGGTGTGTATCTTCTAAAGAAACAGTAGCTCCTACAAAAGGAGATAAAGCATTTCCCGCCATTTCTGCCCCAATGTAAGAAAATCCTGGAGGCAAATTCATGTCTTTGCTAAAATTTGTATTAGTTTTATCAGCAATATAGTTACCTACTTGTCTAATTTTAGCGTTATTAACTAATATTCCCCCACCAGGTCCTGTAGGATCTAAATCAGCCTCTAAACCTATTCCAAGAGGGTCTGAGTAAGGAAAGTATCCACGGAATCCAGCTCCTGGACCTCCTGCAGAAGTAAATGTAAATGTAGGCTCTATTCCTGTGCGGTTAAATTCTTCTCTAATAGAAGTATTATATTCTGAATCTTTTACTTTACCTGTTTCTTCATCAATAACAGGAACATTAAACGTTTGACGTTTATCTATAAAATCAAACACAGATGGGGGTGTTTGTGATATAGTTCCTTCTCGTCCGTAGGTGTCAGCTTTACTTATATCAGCAGAAGCTGTGTTTTTATGAATCTCATAAGTCTTACCAAAATGTGCATCGTACCCGGGCATATTAGGTTTAATGGGGGTAATCCTTTGTTGAGGTAATCCCGGTATATTTACTCTAGTATTGTCAGACTGTTCTACTTCTGTTTCTGAAGGAGTGTATTTAAAGCCCCCAGTTTGTTTTCTGTTTACAAATCCCCCAGTCTGATACCCATCTGCAGGAGTTTCAATTACATCTCCGTGGTAAGGTCCCGTAGGGATATTACTTATCCCAGGGGGTACACTTTTATGAGACTCTATTAGGTGCCCGTCTTGACTGTACTTGTCTATATTGATAGGGGCCTTCATCCCATGAGTATTAAATGGGGTATTAGGGGGAACATCTTTAAAGACTGCTGTCTTGTTTAGTTCTCCCGCGTCATGGTACGGTCGTAACCCTTGCTGTTGTTCTTCTGGAGTTGTTAAGGTTGCAGGTTGGCCTTGGTTTTGAGCTCTTAAATGTTCGTCTACTAAATCTATACCTTGTCCGTAAGCTTGATAGACATCCATAATAGAGCCTTCCATGCCGGAAGACCTAAACTTTTCTAACAACATCCTACGTTCTTGATTTGTCATTCGCCGTCAGGTGTAAGGTCTCCTTCTTTGTCTAATGCTTGCTGCTTAAGATCAAGTTCTCTTTCTTTAAATTCGAAATTCTTTTGCATCTTTTCCATTTCGATATTAAGCTTGTCATCGTTATCCGACGCTTCTGCTTTAATTAAAGCCAGTTCAATTTGTAATTGTCTGTCTTTTTCTTTATCTAAACCGGCTTGTTGTATTTGCTGTTCTTGAATTTGAGAATCTTTAGCTGCCTGTTCTTGTTGAGCTTGTTGTTGAGCTTGTTCAAGTTCTTTTTGAGCATTTTCAGCTCTTGTAATCTTGTCTTTAAGACCCGTGTAGTTCTCAGTATCAAATAAATCAAGCACAGCGCTTGCAGGAGTCCCATTCTGAATCATAGACTGAGCTAATCCTTTAGCTTGTTCTAGTTTATCTTGATCCCTTCCTGCGTCAGATACAAATACCCCGTACTCACTCTCCATATGTTGAAACGCATCTAGTTCTAAGAACTGTGTGTTTAANTCNGGCATTACGTACATTGCTTTTTTGCCAGTAATCCACGCTTCTTTAGAATAATCAAGAAGGCCTTGGAGGTCTCTTTGTTCAAACCGTGAGTATTTGCGGAAAATATCTTCAGTAATGTGCGATGACTGAACAATCGCTTGTTGTGATGTTGCTTTTCCTTCATAAGTTCCTATACTTCCTTGTCGTTGTCTATTTACCCCAGAAATCTTCTCCCACTCCTGCATAATAGATTCAAGTAGCCCAAGATATTGATCTATAGTTTTAATAGACATGTCAAGCACTGATTGATGCTGCGGAGATAGTTGAATTCCTTCTTTATTGTAGTCTACCCAAGCAATACCGGTACCTTCTACAAAATACATGAATTTATCCATGTCCCACTTCTTAGGGATCATGTTAATATCAAATTGGGCAATAATATCTTTAGACCTGGCAATAGCTAACTCCATACGGTACTTAAAGATGTTGTAATTAAGTTGAAATGGGATACCTAATGATACTAATGATATGTTTTCTGCATTTATATCAGAGTATTTCCTCCCGTTAAGCGGTAGTTTACATGTAGATGGGTTATCTAGTGATGTACGTTGATTTGATATAGGATTTATTTTTATAAAAAATCTGCCATCAATTTTTGTTCCTTCCCATACTTCGTTAACCCACTCGTATTTAATTTTAGCTCCTCTTTCTTTCATATCAGGAGGCATTTTGTACCCTTCTTCAACTTGAATCATCTCCATCATACCGGTATTTTCATCGATATACTCAACAAATCCAATACGCTTTCTACTTTTCCAATAAACAGTTACTACTTCTATTAATCTATTACGTGCCATGTTAGAATCAGAACCTCTAGACTCTGATCTGTATAATAAATATGACTCAGTAGACGAATGTTGCGGGTTTTCAAGCTCAAGAACTTGTTCTGGGGTTAAATAATCCCCAAACGTGTCTATAATAGTAGATGCATGACAGAATTTACGTATAATAGCCCAATCACCATCTTCTACAAATTCTATATCCGGATCTTTATCATAATCAATATCTAGTGGGTTTAGTATCTCATAAAAAGGTTCATTACGTCGAACTCCTTTATGTGAATACACCTCTCCTGTTACTAAGTAGTGAAAAAATCCTTTTTGAAATTTATCATAGATTTCTTCACTGTGCATAATGTAATTAATAGCAGCTTGTCCTGTAATTGCTCTATTATCTACGTAACTGCGCTCAAACTCTTCTTGTACTTGCTTTGGGAGCGTTATTTCTTGTTGCTCCATGTCAAAGTCTGGTTGTTTAGCCAGCTCATTCATGTACATTTTTTGTACCTGAAGAAGTATAGCTTGTTTTTTAGCATCTTCTTTCTGAGATACAGAGTCTGCATTCTTTACAGTAACTGTATAATTTAATGGACGTTTAGATTTTTCCCCTAGTAGAAGATCTATAACTGGTTTAATTATTGGGTAGTTACGAAGTTTAGATGGGAAATTTTGACGTGTTTTACCGTAAGGTTTAAGCACATATTTATAATCTGCTTCATCAATAGTACCATTATAATACTCGTACAGAGATTTAAGTCTATCCCTTCGTTCACTTAAACCAAATTTTGAAAGATTTAAAAAAGCGTCTACACACTCTTCTCTCCATTTCTTATTTTTCTGTTTTAGCGGTATTCGCTGTTTTGGTATCTGGTGAGTCCCGTACATTCTTACAAAATTACTTATAAATACTATTAAACCATTGATCGGCAGACCTGTCATCTATAATTTCTACTACCTCTCTATTATATAACTCTCGCGTATGATACATCCCAACCATAAACGCCATTACTCGGTCAAAGTTGCCTTTGTGATTGAACTTAATTAGCTCCTGCAATAAAGCAGGATCGTATATTTTATGCAAATTAAGTTGAGTGTTTCCGTCAGCATCTGTATGCCTTGGTGTAATTAACCAATCTCGAATATAAAGCTCTCCTTGTCGTTTGCGTTGTTCAGTCATGTGCATACCGTATTGTCGTCTTACGTTTCTGGATCTAAGTTCTCTTTTATCCAACATTTCAAACTCTTCCTGTAACTTATATAGCTTGCGATATCTTTTCGCGTAAGCAATAAGCTCTCCACGGTCGTTCTCGAACCCAATTTTGGCGTTGTAGTATTCTGCCAACATAAATAAATTGCGGTTGTACTCATCCTGTGTTTGTGGTCTTCCGACATAGCTAGCTACGATTATATCGTCCGGTTTGGACAAATTGTTAGGTCTTTTAATTACATACGCTGCTCCCAGCGACTCATTTGTTACTGATTTTGACTGAGCATATGGATCATGGCACACAAGATACAAATTATGTGGCACTTCTCCTTCTTTTGTTTTATAAGGTGATTCGTATACTACTATAGCACCTATTGTTTTATCCCCTTTTCTGTGTGGGAATTTATATACAGGTGTAACTGATTCAGATGGTTTAAAACTTGTTTTCCCATCTTTGTCATGATACATTACTCCTGCAGTTCCTTCAGACTCAAGCCCGTGAACTTTAATTTTGTTGTACTGTTCTTTAAGAGAAGTGACATCAAAAAGATTTGCTGTAACTTGTAATGTTGCTTCTTGCGGCGTAAACGGATGCTCTGCTGTATATTGGTCAAGCGCCTTCGGGTCATTTGCCCCTTTCTTTTTTTCCCTTTGATTCTCTTCATGTTGTTTTGCTTCTTCTCTTAAAGAATTACCGTCTTCATCTATAAACCCGTCTAAGTTTTGTTCTATAGGTACAAAGTACCCACACACAGTTCCCATAGCACCTGGATCCCAATTGTTTGCAAAAGAAAGACAATCATATGAGTCAGGATGATAAAATAACTCATCCATTCCATCAAATCCGGAACCTTCTTCACCCCCTGTCCCAAATGCAATCATAGTCCCAAGTGTTTTAGAGCCTTGACGCATTGTAGGCATAGCTACTTCCCAAGCTTTAAGTAACCCCCCAAAGGAACCGGCTTCCTCAAAGAAAATAAGATCCCCAGCTTTACCACGGACTTTGTCAGGATTATCTTTTAAAGACACGCCTATTATTTGTGTCTTCATCCCAAGTTCTACATCTGCCCCGTTTACATTCTTTTTGTAACCAGACATCTTAAACATTTCTCGGTCCCTCAACCTAGGCTGAGTCCATGCAGTGTTATCATCAATAAAACTTAAGAACTCCCAAGCTTTTGACAGTAGCCCGTCCCCAATTAAGTATTCTTTTTGAGATGCGAAGACGTAGTTTTTACTATTACGTATGTGAAAGTAGTTGCGAGCAAGCATAGCTCCCGCTTTGTATGAGAAACCTTTACGTCTGGCTTTAAGAACTACCATATGTTTGTTTTCTTTCCTAGCTTTATTTATTGCGTGAAAGTATTCATGGTCTCCATCATAAAAAGCAGGAAAAGTTCTTTCCCTACGTGCGATCTTTGTTCCGTCTTTCATAACGTCGTCTACAACCCTGTCTATAGGGCAAAAGTTTAAGTAAAAGTAATGAT